GTCCGAAGACCGCGCCCACCACTGATTACGTTCATCGCCGCTAGTGTGTCGACCGAACCGTGTTGTAACCTAGTGACCCCCGTAACAGCATCGGTTGTCGCCCGTACTACATTCTCGGGAATAAGTCCCCCAAACGCTCTAATTGACATAAGATTATCCTTTAAACTAAGAACCGATTAGACAGGCAAGAGACCTGAAAGCCTATACCTAAGACCTTCCCCGAAGAGAAGGCCAAAGGAATGAACTTTGCTTCCTTGCAGCTTAGGCGCTCATTGCTCCGACGCCAGAGATAACAACAGCAGGAGAAGCTCCCAAGGCTGTCACCTGTGCATGATACATACGGATTGCAGAAGCCGCAATCGCCGTAGTACCAGCCAAAGTGACCCCAGTAGAAGTACCCAAAGTCAGGATAGCAGCAGTCAGGTTAACAACTACGAAGAAGAAACTAGAGCCAACCTGTGGATTGTCCATAGCTGCGACAATATTAGCCGCAGTATCAGGAAGGTCAGTAATGGCAGAGCCTGGAGTACGAACCAGAAGCCCACCAAGCATAGCTTGAGCAGTCCAAGTACGAATACCAGCAGTAGCGTCGACAGTCTTAGGACCAGCGAACGACATATCTACTGGATTGTAAGCACCAGCTTTGTCACGAGTCATAGCAGCAATCATGATTTATTTCCTTTATGAAAGAAGAGAGAGGGAAGAAACTAGAAGACGTTTTAGACAGCTTCTTGGGAGGTCTGATCCTGGAAGTCTTTCCTACCTGTTACGAACAACTCCATAGCGCTAGCCTCGTAGAAGCGAAAGCTAGCATCATCACCAATGAGCTGGAAGATCTTGGCTGCCGCTTTTTCTACAAGAGCATATGGCATTAAATCGAGCATCCAGTGAGCATCTGAGCCAGGGGTAGAAGTCAAGACTGGCGCATAGGTGAAGTATCCTATCTCAAGAGAACTATCAAGTTGAGAGAGAGTGTAGGTAAGGGAGGAACCTCCTACGTAGTAGCGATCTCTCTGAATTTGCTGTCCAGGAACAAAAATTTGAGTAGGATCTATGGACTTTAAATAGTAGCGTTGAGCGAGTGGCCTGAGATACTTGAACTTACGGAAGCGAGTGAGAGTAGCAAGAGAGATAGTATCTCCGTACAAGGCAGGATCGATTGCCAGCGAAGTTTCCACTAGATCCTGCATGAACTCAGCCTTGAGTGTAAAGAATGATAGCGCTCTATTAAGTTGAGACGCTATATCTGTCGACTTGTCAGGCCGTCCTGTTATGGAGATTACCTCTGCTACAGCTTCCGAAAAGATCATCTTATGTGTACCTCAAGAGGGAGAAAAGAGCACGCTGCTTAGAAGAGGGAGGAGAGGCCCTTAAACAGCGTGCTGAAAAGCCCCGAAGAGCTTTTCCTAACCCAGGCTAGTAGCTTAGGCGCCGTAGGCAGTCAGTCCCTTTACATAACCACAAGCATAGGGGTTGATAAGTTCTACTGCGAACTCGCTGGTGAGAGATCCACCAACACCGTCTGTTCCCAGTTCGACTTGTTTCATACCCACACCATACTCTTCAGGGACAGCATCTCGACCTTCGAGGAATGCCAATTTGACTGCGCTAAGATCGACGATCAGAAGATTGCCACCGGCAGCATCGAGTCCATTCATCAGAGGATGCTGGATAAGATTGATAGTGCCACCGTAGAACTGGAAGCTGGTGAACTTCATACCAAAAGAAGTCTCTGAAGTCATAATTTGAATCTGGCCGGAATTGCGACCGACGTCAGTCAAGACCTTCATAGCCTTACGGTCGCAGAAGCCTATACGCTCATTCGAAGAACCCGCGTCAGTACTCCAGAAGAAAGGAGCTTCTACCAAGGTGATAAGCTGCGAGTAGTTGGTAGTAGAAGCGGCTTGGACAACGTTATCGTTGCTGGCCCCGTCCGTATACTGCATCATGGCGTCGATAATGCCTTGAGTAGTATGGACTGGTTGGGCGCCTGTCGTATCCATCTGGGGCTGACCGTAGATGATAGCAGCTTCCATATCGATGGAGTGGAACAGGGCACAATCTTTGCGATTTTCGCTAACGTTAGCGTATCCTGCGACTTCTGTCATAGAAGCGCGGGCCGAATCCGTCAGGCCCCAAGCATTACGGAAGATCTGGGTGTAATTGGGAATGTAGACAGACTTTTGAGCACGCGCGCCAGGACGAGTAGAACCTTCTGCGAAAGCAGAGCCAGTACCGATGATACGAGCACCAGAAGGAACAATCTGCCCAGCTACACGACCAAAGCCACGGACTACATTGACTGTAGTAGCAGAAGCGACGGAGACTACCTTGACATTCTCCCACAACGTAGAAGCTGTAGTAATGATAGTAAGAACTTGGTTGGGGAACATTCCAGCCGTGGAACCTACTGTTAAGAGAGTAGCCGAAGAGGTATCACCGGCAGTCGAGGTCGTAGTAACAAAAGACCAAGTCTTGGAGAAGTAACCATGAGTAGTCGAAACAGCCTTCTTCTTACCCATCTTTGCAGACAGGGCATAAAGAGGAGCTGATCCATTAGGGAATAGACGCAGAATCATGTCAGCAAACGAGCGTTTGTTTAGCTCGGCTGGCTGATACGTCGTTCCAGTGTTGAAGATACCATTCAAAATAGACATTGCAGAATTCCTTTCGAGAGAATTAAAATTTTAGAGGAGAATTAGCCTTCAAGACCGAGATAGGCCATGTAGTCGATTTCCCCCTTCTTGGGCTGACCATCTTTATCCTTCTTAGGATCAACCGGATTGAGCGCATTATGCAGATCAGTCATATACTGCTTAGCAGCTTTAGCTATTTCCTGGGGGCTGGCATCAGCGTACTCAGGAGAATTGGCAAAGCTCTTAGCAATACGATTGAGTTCTGCTTTTACTACAGGATGATTGAGGTTGGCGTTAGTATCAGAACCTTGAGAGAGAGCATCGGAAGTCAGTTGAGAACGGACTCCTTCTTTCACTCTCTTACTCTCAAACTCAGAGCGTTGCCCTAGGTGGGTATCTGTGAGTTTTGTAGCGTGCTCTAGAGAAGCACGGTAGGAATTCCTTCCTACTTCTTGGATCAACTGCATCATAGACGCAGCATCGCCGCTAGTAGCTTTCTGGATCAGTTCAGGGTTGAGCCCCTTTGTGAAGTCCATCTTGCTTGCGACATCAGCTACTATCTTAGGATCAAGAGAGAAGCTGGGTGCTTCTATTGCAGAGTTCTTGGCAGCATTATCGAACATTTTTTGATAGCTGTCAAAAGGATTTTGTGTTTCTTTCGACATAGCATTGGGATCGACGCCAGGAGGGGCCACATTAGTACCAGCCCCATTAGCTGTTGTATTATCCACAGAAGAAGGGGTAGTAGAAGCAGCCGGGGCTGCCTTGGCGGGAGCTGGTTTGAAAAGATCCATGATACTCATGATTGATTCTCCTTAGAAGCGTTAGATTGTGACTCTTGCGAGCCGATAGACAGCAAAGTATTTATTGTGGAAAGACGGCCTCGGATATTCTCATGGGCCATTGCAAGATCCCTATCAGAACGCCCTCCTGCCGAGAGAGACAGAAGCTCAATAGTATCATTGAGGGCCATGATTTGAAGGTGTTTCTTAACTGCTGGATTACTGTAAAGCGTGACAAGAATATCCTGTTCTGTTTGGGATAGTTCTTGATTCTTGATAAGATCTGAAGCGGACATCGAGATTCTCCTTAGTGATTGAAGTTATTACATTACAGGTAGTGCGGCAGCCATCATGGCCTGCATTCTTTGATTATCAGCAGTAGCATTGGCTTGATTAGCCTTAGCAGTATCTACTGGATTAAGGGGCTGACCAGTACGAGGATCGACCCCGGCTTGCTGCATTGTAGCTGTCTGCTGGTTCTGTGCTACTTGTTGAGGAGCGGGAGAGTATTCCTGCAGGCCACGGACTCCCATAAGTTGAGCCAAGTGAGCAAACATAGAAGGAAGCATTGTGCCGTAAGCCATCTGGAGAGGCTGGGATTGTCCAAGAAGTTGCATGAGTTGGACAATAGAATCCGTAGAAGCCATCTTGGACTTGGGAGTATAGCCATCAGAGACTCGAAAGGAAAGGACCTTGTCTCGAAGTTGGGCAATCTTAACAGGGAACTCTTTACCAGAACGCTGAGAGACTGTAATGGCATCTTCGCCATATTGGAAGATATTGAGTTTAAGAATCTCTTTGATCGGGACAAAGACTTGGAATTCAAGAGTCAAGGCGGACAAACGTAGACGGCCGTCAGCTCCTCCCATAGTGTCATTCCACTCTTTAACACTCTTGTTGCCCTTCTGGAATTGACCTTGCATTGGACTATTGAGTCCTGAGAGATCCTTTGAGAAGTTAATAATGGCCATTGCATCCTGGATGGTAGTCTCTGTTCCACGAGCATCGAAGGGAATGGGAAAATAGGCATCAGAGATCTTTCGACCTTGATCAAGAGAATTAGTCTTGACTGGAATCTTAGCGGCGGGAACTGGCGCATTGACGTCAGCCTTAGAGATCATGTCAGAGTCGTACAAGGCACGGTCTGAGACAGCTCTACGCGCTGCATTGAATCGAATATTCAATAGCGTTCCTGCGGCCGTCTGGGCTGGAATGTTTCCTTCAGCTATTGATTTGGTTTGATAGCCTAAACCATCTTCAAGAGGTTGACCAAAGAAGACAGGAAGGAAATCGTAGGCTGAGATGATGCGCTTAGCTTGAATTAAGACTTCCCCATTGACTACTCGGAACTTCCAGATCTGAGGAGTCTTAGATTCTGTACCATAAAGTCGAAAATCAGAAGGCATAATACGAGCATAGAAAGTGAAAAGCTCGTAATTGTTGACCGTGGAAATCTTCTGGGTCTTCTCTCCCGTCAGATATTCCCAGTAGTCTATACCATCAATAGGGCGTCTAGCGCTGATGTAGTCAGAGACTTGTGGATGAATTCTATAATTGTTGAAGGTTTCTGCCGAAGACTGGAGCTTGGCTCCGAGGGCTTCTTTGGCATTGATGAGCTCTCCTTCGTTACCTAGACGATTCAAGAGCCGCTTAAGCTTAGTTCTTGATAGGATTTCGATGTGCCCGGCGTAGTCTCCATCTGCTGCTATGTCGCCAGGGGATACGTTCCTATCAAAGATCGTATTGTAGGGATCCCATCTTTTGAGTTTGGTGTAGAAGGTGGAGGCCTTTGTGAGTTTCTTTTTGTTGAGTTCGAGCATCTCATCCGCTAGGCTATACTGGTCGACGGAGGTCCAGTCAGCTTCCAAAGCCGAGAAATTATACTTGACACCATCACGGAAGAACATTAGGAGTTGACGAGCGTAACCTCCTAGGACTGCATGATCGTCAATGAGAGACTCAAGAGTTTCAGCCTCTGTTGTATTGCTGGGATTCGAGACGATAGGAAACATCGGATAACCGGAGAGGAAGACCTCAGCCAAATAGGCTACCATCGAATCTACTTGAGAGACAAGGACTGGGGGAACTGTAGAAGGTAAGTTCATGACTCCTACTGGTGTGGTCGCCGCATCTATGCCTTGACCTGAGACTACGCCGGAAGAATTGGCTGCCGCCTGATAGCGAGCGTATGCAATATCAATCTCTTCCATCTTCGTATGGTATTCTGAGAAGCGTTTGTGCTCTGAGAGGATCTGAGACGCATAGCCAATAACAGAAGACTGTGCTTGGGGACTAGGAAGTTGAGCAGACTTACTTTGAAGCGTTGCCATTTTGAAATTTTCCTTTAGAAGCAGCCATTGTGAACGACTTCTCGCTTATTATGGTCTACGAGGAATCGCGGGGAGTTGAGAGGTGTTATAAGGTGCCAGAACTCATTCCTAATATCAAGGAAGTAAGCGTGAGCATCTAGAATGTCATCTTTGTTTTCTTTCTTACCAAGCTTATAAATTGATCCTTGCCAGGTGAATTCACGACGACATACAGGATCAAGAATGAATTGCGAGCCTTTATAGAGCTCAGATATGTATTGACGTATGCGTGCTTCTTTGGAGCGTCCATGTGGGTGGAGTTCAACGACTGTGATGTGTGTGATATTAAGTTTGCGTAGGAAGAAGTTAAGCCAGAAACAGAGGGTTTGTTGGTAAGCTACAGCTTCGACACCAATTAGGGTAACATTGTATTTTAAGGCCAGCCGGATAGCTTCTTGGATAATCTCAGAAGGATCCTTTAGCGCACGGTTCATTTCGACAGCGTAGCCCTTGTTATCGAACTTCTTGCCTACACAGATTACGTTGTCGTCAGAATTCTTTCGGAAGCCGGCGGGATCGATTGTTATGAAGGCGCCGTCGTCTTCGAGAATTTCCTCAGGATCAGAGGCAGGCAGAGGGTAAGGCAAGATAGAATGCAATATGCTCTGCGGATCATTCATTACCTCTGCGAACCAGATATGAGATAAGCCAAGAGCTTCGTCGTGCTCGTAGGATTCCTTCAATTCTTCTAAAGAGACAAGATCTGGCCATAGGGGAGATCCATCCTCTAAGATGGCGCCAGTAACCAAGCTTGTCCAATGAGGATTCTTCCTGAATTGTTGCAGGATACACTCGTCCGAGTAGAGATTGCCTACATAGACAATTGTTCTTCTTCCCCGGTGGGCTACCGCTTTGAAGATGGTGCCCACAAGTTCTCCCATTAACTTTTCTCTTTCAGCAGGGCTGTTATCATTATCCTTTGTTTGTGCATCGTCACAAAAGATAAAATCTGGGCGTTGATTCTTCAGATTAATTCCTCGTATGCCGGCTGACCATCCTCTAGCCACGAGAGTAACACTTCTTCCGTGGTATGCTGCTTTTTTAGTATCCTTAGAGTCAATTGCTTTGGTGGCCTCCCATTGTCCGTAAATGGAGGTAATATTGTCGGAAGCGAGAATGTCATCGATGTCTGCCAGCAGGTTCTCAGCCAGGCCAGAGTTCGAGCATACCACGAGAATGAAGGAAGCTTGGTCATAGACTATCATCCAACAGATTATGATCTTTACGAAGGTTGTCTTAGCGTGGCCACGAGGAAGGCCGAGAGCGAACCTAAAAAGCTTATCAGCACGGTCTTCATCTTGGGAGCATATAAGCTGCCAAGCTGCTATGTAGAAGACTGGCAGAGAATAGATGAAGATCTCTGGCATACAAAGCGCAGCAAAGAAGTTAATGTCCTGACGACCCCGATCGTAGGCTTCGGAAAGCTGGACATTAAGGAGTTGGGCTTCTTGAGGTGCGCTCACGGAACCAATATCTCATCAGGAGGCCAATCTAATTGCGGCTCTTCTACAAAGCGCTTCCTATTAAAACTTATTCCTCTCTCTCTAGCGAACTTAGCTACAGCATCTCCCTCTTGTGGAGTCAGAGCTCGATCCTCTTTACCATAAGCCTGAGTTATTGTTTTTATAATCCCTCCATTAGCAAGAGTAGGATTGTTTATCTCTAGAGTAACCTCAGGAAGTCCTTTAGGTCTATAAGAATAGAACTCTGAATTACCGGTTTTCATGGCGTATGCATAACTAGCAAATGAGGTATTACTAGAATCAATTCCTTTATTGGCTTTTCCCGTTACTGTGTCATAGGCTGGAATGTACTTATCATTATCCCTACCAACTGCTCCTATACAATGATTCAAAACGTCAGTCTCTTGGGCTAAGTCTTGTGGAGTTTCAAGACGGACAAAACCACCTTCTGCATCAGTAGATTGCTTGGCTGCAAGTTCTTGGGTTCTCTTAGTAATTATTTGGGTCTTTGCTTCTAGGGACTTCTTGAGGACTCTAACCGCGTCGTCATCAGCTTTGTTTACTATAGAAGCGATTTGTTGGAGGGATTTGTTCTCTAATGTTGTAGGATCTATTTTATGATTCTTAATAGATTCTACCAAAGTATGTATCCCATCACCAATGTCATTCGCTACTGTACGCGTATTATCCGCAAATAAAAGACTTTTTCCTTGTTTCTGAGCTAAAGTATAATCTTCTACCAACTTGGTTGCAGGGTGTTTAAGAATAGCAGAATTAGCCATCTCTATTCCTTTTTGTACTGCTTCTATCTCTTTAGGGTCTTGCAGGGTAGGAAGAGCCCTTTCCAGGCCAGCTTTTACAGAATTCCAAGTCATAGGATTATGCATCTCATCTATGAGATCTTGCTTCGTTATCTCCCTAATTCCTTGGGGAACACCATTCCCCAGTGTGTTAGTACTATGAAGCCATTTATCTAAGTTGAACTCTGGAGTTCCATACTTAGTGAGTTCTTTATCAGAGAGTTTGTTTATTATTTTTGCATGAAGAACATAAGTAGGATTGACATATCCATTTTGAATGCCTTGTGCTATTCCTCTTTCTGTCTCCGACAGAAGATTACGTGTGTCAGAGATCATCTCTCTCGCGAACATTGTATTATTTGCTGAACGAAAGGCTCCAATCTCTTTAGGAAACCCCCTTGCAAGTTGGGAAACGGGGCCTGCCACTTGGGAACCTACTAACATTGCGGTAGATAC